GGAAATCTTGGAGGATCGAATGCTGGTGTTAAGATGACTAAGGATTCTATCACCTATTGCACATCTGGACTTGTAGATAGAAATAAGGGATCAACACTTTCTTATCTACACAAAGCAATCAAGTCTCTCAATCAACTTCGGATGATTGAAGATAGTCTTGTAATTTATAGACTATCTCGTGCCCCAGAGCGTAGAATTTTCTACATTGATGTTGGTAACTTGCCCAAGGTAAAGGCTGAACAATATCTCCGTGATGTTATGATGCGTTATCGCAATAAACTAGTTTATGATGCAAACACTGGCGAAATTCGTGATGATAAAAAGTTCATGGCGATGCTTGAAGACTTCTGGTTACCTCGTCGCGAAGGTGGAAGAGGAACTGAAATCTCAACTCTTCCTGGTGGACAAAATCTCGGAGAAATTACTGACATTAACTATTTCCAAGAAAAACTTTATAGATCTCTAAATGTTCCAACATCAAGAATTGGTGGAGATGGAGGATTTAATCTAGGAAGATCATCAGAAATTCTTAGAGATGAAGTTAAGTTCAGCAAATTCGTAGCAAGATTAAGAAAGAGATTTTCTTATATGTTTAGTGATATGCTTAGAACTCAACTTATTCTTAAGAACATTATAACCCCAGCAGATTGGGAAATTATGAATGAGCATATTCAATATGATTTCCTATACGACAACCATTTTGCAGAACTTAAGGATGCTGAACTGTTAAATGAAAGACTGGGCATGGTTCAAGTTGCAGAACCTTATGTTGGCAAGTATTTTTCTCAAGACTATGTAAGACGCAAGATTCTTCGTCAAACTGATACCGAAATTCTTGAACAAGATGCTCTTATCAAAAAAGAAATTGAAGATGGAGTTATTCCAGACCCAAGTCAAGCAATTGACCCAGAAACCGGAATGCCTTTAGATCAAACATCACAAATGAATCTTGGGCAACCAGTAATGGAACCAGATCTTAGATCTGATGAGAGAGCAACTCAAGTTGATGCAAAATCAGTAGAACTACCCAAGGGTGGTGAGATATAAATAAAAACGATTAGTAATTTTGGATTATAGCAATGGATGATTTAATGGACATGATTGTATCTGATACACCTCCATCTCAGATTAGCGATAAGATTAAAGATTTACTATTTACAAAGGCTGCAGAAAAGGTTGATGAGTTTAGACCTACAGTAGCAGTTAGTATGTTCCCACAAGAAGAAGAGCAAACAGAGGAATGATATGAAATCTTTCAGGCAATTTATCTCAGAATCGGTTAATATTGCTGGAGATTTCACAGGGAATCTCTATATAAACTCTCAGCAAGAGCAACCACAACAAGTTGGTGAAGAATATGTTGCTGATATTATGTGGAACGGGAGTTTATATAGAATGGAATTAGTAACTAAAAATGGAATTCCTTCAACTAGAGAACTTGGTGAGCAATTGCAGTCTAATTATCCTGGAGCGGTTGTTCATCAGATTTATCCCGTAATAGAGAAGAATTTAAATATCAAAAACGCACAAAGATACCATCCATCAAAACTAGAATGGATTGATTGATAAATGGCACAGTGGAATAAAACTACACAAGACTTCTTAAATCAAGAAAGAAGTCTTTTTGAAACTTTTAATATCGCAGATCACTGGGGAAACCAGACAGACTGGAGACCTCAGTTTTCTAATAACAACAGATTAAAAGTTGCTCCGTTCCAAACAGTCTTCTTTAATACTTTCCAGTATGGTAAAGAGACTGATGTTTGGGATGAGAGAATCGTTGGAGTTGGAACTGCAACTCATAATGTTTCTGCTAGTAATGTTGTTATGCAAGTTGGTTCTACTGCAGGAAGTAAAATCATCAGACAGACCAAGAATGTAATGAGATACATTCCTGGAAGACCAGCAACACTTGCATTCGCAATTCGTTTAGAACAACCAAAGGTAGGTATTCGTAGAAGATTTGGATTGTTTGATGATTATAATGGTGCTTATTTTGAGGATGATGGGGGAACATATTCATATGTAATTCGCACATCTACAACTGGAATTACTACAGAAATAAGAGTTGGTAGAGATGAATGGAATGGTGAAAAGTTTGATGGCAATGGTTGGACGGGTGTAACCGCAGACCCAACAAAACAACAAATGATTTCTATTAATTATGAGTGGTATGGTGCAGGAACCGTAGATTTTGCTTGGTTAATGGCAGGCGAAACTGTTAAGAGTCATACATTTTATAACTCAAATAATCAAGATAAAGTTTGGTGTTCTACACCATTCCTTCCCATTCGTCTTGAGATTGAGAATGTAACTGGTGTTGCAGGAACTCATTACATGTATCAAGGTTCTAATTCTCTTATTCAGGAAGGAGAACCAGAAAAACTTGGAACTCTTTTGAGCATATCAAATCCCATCACAGGGACAACGATGGCATCCGCAAACACATACTATCCAATTATAAGCATTCGTTTGAAATCTAATAATCTAACTGGTGTAATGCTCTTGAGATCATTACAGGCAGCAACTGATGACAATACGAATGTTTATTGGCAACTTCTACAAAATGCAACACTGACTGGAGGAACTTGGGTAAATCATCCCGATCCAAACTCTTTTATGCAGTATAATATCACTCAAACTGCAGTATCTGGTGGAAGTGATCTTTTGAGTGGTTTTGTAATTAATGGTAGTGGTGCGTTAGTTGATCTTGATGATAAAGCAGCACTTCAGTTAGGTAGAAGTGGCATTGGAACAATTAGTGACACTTATACACTTGTTTGTGCATCTCCAAACACCAACAAAAAAGCACTTGCAGTATTGAACTGGATTGAACAGAGGTAATTTAAAAAATAATAAATAACTAAAAGTGTATTGTTAGAATAATGTCTCATAGACCAGTTGGTGCTGGCGCCTCGTTTACATTTAGCGCAGGAACTGCTACCACATCATCATCATTTTCAGTTCAATCCAGTGTTCTAAGAGTAGTTGCTGTTAATAGTGCTGCCCATGTTCTGATTGGAGGAAATCCTTCAGCGACAGCAACAGATTATTATGTGCCTTCGGGTGGAACAGCGACACTTGCATTGACTAAAGCATCAAATAGAGTTGTTGGAGTTACTACTGGAGCAACCACAGTTGTAACTGTACCTGAAGGAACCCAAGTTCCATTTGCAGTTGGTGATTATGTTTCACTAACTGCTTCTGGTCAGTCATATTATAACTTCACTCACCAACAAGTTTTATCTGTTGATACTTCTGCTGGAGTAAATGGATATTTCCAAACTAGAATGACCGTCAGTTATAATTCAAGCGGAATTGTTACAGCATTCTCATCCCCTGACGCAACCATATCAAACTCAAATAAAGTTTCTGCATTTGGTGCAGGATCTGGAACATTGTATTACCAACAAGTACAAATCTCAGGAGACGCCTAAAATGAAACTAATCAGAGAAGAGATTGAAAAGGTAGAAGTTTTAACCGAAGGTTCTGGAAAGAATCAGAAACTTTATATTCAAGGACCTTTCCTTCAGGCAGAATGTGTAAACCGTAATGGTCGCATGTATCCCCGTTCCATTATGGAAAGGGAAGTAAATCGCTATACTGAACAATATGTGAATAAAGGTCGTGCTCTTGGTGAGTTAGGTCACCCAGATGGTCCAACTGTAAATCTTGATAGAGTTTCTCATAAGATTGTCTCCCTTACTTGTGAAGGTAATAACTGGATTGGTAAAGCACAAATCCTTTCAACTCCAATGGGTAAGATTGCAGAATCTTTACTCAAAGATGGAGTAACTCTCGGTGTTTCCTCTCGTGGTATTGGATCACTAAGAGAAAATAATAAAGGATTTAAAGAAGTTGGTGAAGATTTTATGCTCGCAACTGCTGCCGATATCGTAGCAGATCCTTCTGCTCCCGATGCATTTGTTCAAGGAATTATGGAAGGAGTTGAGTGGGTATGGAATAATGGAGTTCTAGAGCAAAAAGTTGCCACATTTGAGAAAAAAATTAACACATATGTAGATAAAGGTATTCTGGAAGAATACAAATTGAGTCTATTCAATGAGTTTTTAAACTCATTGTAATTTATTAAATTATAAATAAATATAGTTTATAACTAAAGGTTAAACGGAGAGTTCAAATGTCTCGTGGAGATTTACAAGAAATGGAAGTAGGCACTAAGCAATCCCGAACCGCTGTTAATGCTGGCGCTAAAGCAGCGGATCCAATGCAGCATCTTTCTGGTTCCACACCAGGTCAAACAGCCAGCTGGGAAGATCTTGGTGGACCAACACCAGAAAATTATAAAACTGATGATGATTCTGCGAAACTAAAAACACCTGGCGCAACTCTTAAGCAAGTAAGAGATGTAGTTAACAAGGGTGCTTCTCCTGC